AATACATTCATAATAGGTTGTATCTCTCTTGCACCAATAGCAAAGAATTTTCTTTTCTTCTGATTGCCTAGTGCTTTAGTGTTTTGGAATTTGTTTGCAAAATAAATAATAGCTTCTGTTGGTGATGACTTCTGTGTAATGTTAGATAGCATTTGACCTGAGAATGTTAAATCAGGAAACTGTGTTTGTCGCCCTGCATTACTTCTAAATGTTTTATAAGCTTCTGTATAAGGTGGAAAAGAATTACCATCTGCATTTTGACCTCTAGTAGTTCTTTGTTTAATTATACCCATTAAGAACTCAGCAGTTCTTCCTAAAGCAGTCTTAACTATTTGTGGTTGTTCTCTTACTTGTTTCTCAAAGTTCTTAGCAACTTGTAATGAATTATCTTCAACAGTTAATCTCATCTTATAAGTTGGAGTCTATGTAATGGTGCTTTTTCTACATCTGCAATAGCATTATTATCATCAGTATCATACTCAACTCCATCTCTTAGTATATCTTCTAATTCACTAGCATACATTTGTTGGTAGTGTTTCATCATTACTTGGAATCTATCTTGATTGTCGTTTGAATTAAATTTTGTAAGTTGTGGACACGCATAAAATCCTATTACTCTAAATACACTTGCTCTTTTAAATTGTGCATCAGTTAATAATGTTGCGTTCATTTCATTTGAATTTAAAATAGAAATATCTCTGTAAGTAGTCTTTGCGTAAATTGGAAACCATTTAATTCTTAAATCTCGTTCTATATCTGCTCTTGCTTGTGCGTGATAATCATTTGGGCTTGTGAATGATGCAATACCAAATCCTAAAATGTCTGGTTGGTAAAATGTTAAATCTGCTTCTACTGAAAAATTTGCCATAATAATATTTAGTTGGTGGGGATTTTACTCCCCACCGAAGTTGTTAATTAAAGTGCAGAATCCACTACTACAGTACAACCATTGGCATCTTTAGCGATACCAACACCATATACTACAGTCGCAACTAATTCATCTGCTCTCAAAGAAGCATCACGTTGTGCTTCAATTTTGAACTCTTGCTTCATAGCTAAACCGATAGCTGAAGAATGGAATACTCCACCACTAATGTCATCATAGGCATTAATAGTAAAGTTAGCATCTTCATACACATCAATTCCAGCTACAGTTCCGATATATCCGTTTCTAAGAATTTCATTTCCTACATCAGATATAGCAGTTGCATTAGAAGCCGCATAACCAGCTTGTGTTAAAGTCTTTTTCAGATTGAAAAGTGCTTTTGGGTGAAACACAGCAGAATAAGGTGCAGGTACTCCACCTGATCTTAAAATTGCTTGTGCTTTGAAAAGCAAATCAGCAGTCAATTCAGTTCCAGCAGAACCTAAATCATTTCCTGATGCGAAATCAGAAAATAATGCTACTAAATCTACATCAACTTTTTTAGCGATTGCTTCGCCAAATAATCTACCTAGATCAGCACCTACGTTTCTTGATGCTGTGTTTCTAGCCATATCAGTTAATGTTGCCATAATACCTTTTTCGCCAACTGTGATAGTTGCGTTAGAAGTGCTTACAGCAGTATTAGTTAAGTCTGTTGCTTCGTTTACCGCCGCCGCAGATACAGTAGGATAAATAGGTATATCTACTACTTTTCCTGAACCAGTAATTGGATACATAGTTACAAGATTTCTTACAACACCAGTATCTTGGAATGTAAATATAGCTTCAGCAGTTATATTTTCAAAGAGATCGTCTAGGGTTGTGTTTGTTGTTTCATTTGCCATTGTTTTATTTTAGTTAGTTAGTTTTTTATTGTTGTTGCCTTCATTGTAAAGTTACCTTGATCTCTTTTTCTTCTAATTTCAGCATATACTTTTCTGTCATTAGGATTATTCATATCAAGATCACCTATTTTAAATTGCTTAGGGGAAGCACCACCAACTTTACTCTGTGAACCACTACCACTTTGAGTAGCCATCACATGATGAGGGTTGTTTTTTAAATATTCGCTTACTAAATCATTTACTGACATAGGTTCGCCTTTATCTGAATATCTTGGAGTGCCATTGTCGTTTACCACTTCAACAGAACCACTATCAGATAGTCTAACATTTGATCTTAGTAGTTGTTTAACTTCTGCTGGTTTAACAGCTTTCAGTCCACTAGCTACATTAACCAAAGTCTCATCTATTCTGATTCTTTGTAATTCAGATTCCAACGATTGGATTTTAGTATCCTTTTTTGAAACAGTCTCTTTTAAAACTTTATCAAATTCACCACGTTGTGTAGCGATTTCTATTTCCTTTTGTTTCTTTTCATCAAGAAGTTTTTTAGCTTCTTCAATATCAAGTCCGTCTAGTTTACTAGAAACACTTTTTTTGTATCTCTCTAAACGTCTTTGAACAATGTTCTCTAGTTGTTCTTCACTAAATACTTTTTGTTCTGCTATTGTAACATTAGGGTTGCCAACATTTTCCTGAGATGTTGTTTTCTCAACCGACACTTGTTCTTTTACTTTGTCGTTCATTGTTTGTTCTCCTTCTATATTATTATTACTATCAATTATCAAGAGAATTTAGAAAAAGCAATAAATTTGTTCTTAGATTGTTCTATTCTAATGTGTATTCAAATGTACCATCATCATTAGTTGTTCCCCAATCTGTGCTTGTTGGTTGCCAATGATGTCTGCAATTATAACCACCTCTGTCTAAGAATGGGTCGCTTCCTGATTTTCCTTGCCACTCAGTTTGCCATAATGATCTAGCTTCTTCTTCAGTAAATATTTTGTTTGCGTGTTCAACACAGAAATCCCTACTGTCTCTAATAATTGAACCATGATAAATAAAAGAAGTTAATCCTATTTGATCTGCTCTATACTTTGCAAACTGTCCGTCAAATCCCATTAAAGCATCTCCTACTATTTGAGATGAATAGACTGCTAAATTAGCACCAGTAACAGTAGAACCATAAGTTTGTTTTAGTTCATCTACTGCTGTCTTAAAATCTTCTGTGTTTGTTTTACCAGCTATCTTTTGTTTCTGAATAAAGTCCACAAGTTGTTGTTGCTTAACTGTATCTGCTTGTTGGTAGATTCCATTAATCTTATCTCTAATAGTTTGTACTACTTCTGCAAAAGGTTTACCCACTAATGTACTTTGGAATACTTCTTGTGCTAAAGTATTTGTAAATTCAGTTGCTAAGTTTTGGAATTGAGTAAATGCAATCTTTTTTAATTGTTGAATGGTAACTAAATCGGCTTCAGTTATTTGTTTAAACTCAATAGGAACTGGAAGCTTACCATAAGTTGCAACAATAGTTCCTGCAATCTTATCATAATCATTTATTAATGTTTGTACTCTAGCTAAGTAAAGTTCTTCTATTGCTTGTTGTAATTTTGGTCTTATCTCAATAGCAAGTCTAGTGTTAAATAATACTCCGTCTTGAATTGGAAGTTCTGATACTGATTGTATAACTCTAGTCTCTAAAGTTTTTAATGTATCGTTTAAAAGTTTTTGATGTTGTGCTTCTAAATTAGTTACTGCCCTTGCTCTTATGCTTTGAAGTTCTTGTAATAAATCTTGTGCCACATTAAATTGTAGGTAAAGTTATTGGTTGTTGTGCAAACTCTCCTAATGCTTCTGTGCCACCATCAATCTCAGAATTGATTTGTTCTAATACAGTATCATCATCAATAACTGTTTTAGCAATTTGTTTATCAATCTCTTTAGCAAATGTAGCTGATTTAATATTAGAAGCTTTTGCTTGTTGTAATAATTCTAAGTCAGTAGCCCAATCTCTAATATCAAATGTACTTGGATATTCTATTTCACCATCAAATATAGTTTCTTGCCATAGAGCAAAGAGTCTCCAAATTTGTTCTTCTGCTAATTCCATAAGTTTAGACTTTTCAGATAGTCTAGCATTTAATAATTCAAATTCAGTTCTTAAAGCAATACCTGATTGTACTCGTTCTGCTGTTGCTCTAATTGAACCAACATGAGTTAAACGATTGATAGCTTCTACTTTGTGATTAATAGATTTTAATACTCCGTCTAAATTACTTCCGTTAGGTTGTAGTATGTAAGGTTTTAAGTTTGCGTCTAAGTTATCAGGAATTTCAATTATACTTCCTGCACCTGCCCCTGCATCTGTGTCTTTGGTCTTAACAAGTGATGGGTGATTAGATAATCTTATAATTTGTTCAATCTCAGATAGTTCATTGTAGATTCCTTTTTGTAAATCAACGACATCAGTTAAATCAGATACTCCAATACCTCGCATTGGGCTTCTTTGATTATATAAAATAACTGCTGGTATTTTTCCTATTGGATTTGGAACTGAAGAAATAAGTTTTGGTTCGTCTCTATTTTGTGATGATAAAAATACACAATCTATTTTATCTATGTACCAAAGTTTATAATATTCACCTTCAGCAGTTTGTTCTTCTCTAACTTTTAAATAGTCTAAGTAATAATAACCAGCATCATTTCTTGAATAATGCCAATCTAAAATATTTTCTGGTGTGTATAAATTTAAGTATGGTCTAATACCTTGATCTAGTTCTTCTGCTCTAGTCATTACGTTTGTTGATGGCTTATCAACGATTAACCATACATGACCATAAACAGAAGCAAACCTTTGTGATTCTCTTAGTAGTGCATTAAATGATCTGCCTTCTAAGTCAGCATCA